TCTTACAGTTGGGATACCAGGAGGTGGTCTAAGCTTAAGGATAACGGATGGATAAGTCTATTTGCTAAAAGGAATAGGACTACAACAAAAAGTAATGTATATAAGGTTTCATTCAAGGGCAAACAACTTATAAGTAGAATGTATAGAATAATGCTGGGTGAAGAGGACATACCTACAAGCCCACAGAGAAATACTATAATGAAAGGTAGCACATACTCTGACAAAGTACTAAAAAAATCAATCAAAAACGTAAACAACGATAAATCAATATAGCTAACATTAAAGAAAAAAACAATGAACAACAGTAAAGGATTTAAAATGAAGTCAGCCTATGGCTCTGGATTAAAGCAAACAGGTAAAATGGAAGCCGTAGGTTCTATGGCGAGAAGAGCTCAGTATGACAAATTAGGATGGGCTTATGATGAGACAATTCCAGTACAAGGACCTTTAAAAGGAAGAGAAGCTAGGCCTACTACTAGGTCATCAAATGCAGGATTTCCTGTGGTGAATGTTCCAGCAAAAAAAGCAGCCGTTAAAAAACAAGCACCAATGAAAAAAGTAGCACCTAAGGGAGTTGTTTCTGTAAAATCTGCTACTAAAGAAGCTAAACCTAAAACAAGTGCAACTCCTCAAAAAGCTAGCACAGCTGCTCAGAAATCACTTGTAAAACAATTTACTCCTAAAAAAGAAGTTAGAAAAGAAAAAAGAACAGTAAAGAAAGTAGCCAGAAAAAGTGCTAAGTCAACCAAGAAAGTAAGTAGATTGGAAGGTAAGCTAGAAGCTGCAAAAAAAGCAAAGAAATAATTAAGTATTAATCTTTTAAATAAAAAAAATGAAAGATATATCAGAAAGTTTTGGAGCCAAGAGAGCTGAAAGAAAAGAATATAGAGCTGCAAAAAAAGATGCTTTTGAAAAAGCAAGAGATAGAGGAGAGTTAAAGTTTGATGCAACAACTCCTTTAGATTCATCTTTTACTTCTTTGACAGCAGCAACAGCAGCAAACATTTTTGCTAAAAATAAAGCAAGGAAAGCTGTTAAGAGAGATTTTGACAAAAGTTATTTAGCAAGCAAAACAAAGCAAAAAACAAGTGGTGCAAACACTAGTATTCCTAAAGTAGAAACTAGTACTGGTACTACGGTACGTGGCTCAGATTCTTCTGAAGCAAACTACAATAAAGAATTGGCAGAAATAAAAAGTAGAATTAATACTACCAATACTGCTCCTAATACTGCTCCTAATACTGCCACTAAAACTGCTCCTAAAACTGCTCCTAATACTGCCACTAATACTGTTAGTAACAAACCAAAGTCAAAAGGCATGGCTGCTGCTTTTAGTCCAGAAAGAATAGCTCAGTATAAGGCAAAAGGTTGGGCTATGGATAACACTACTCATAGAAATTCTTCAAGTAAATCATCAGGAATGTCAACTGGAGAGAAAAACATTCAAAATAGAATTAAAGAACTTGAAAAAACTGGAGAGATTAAATTAAAACCAAACAGCAGTCCTAAACAAGTCAACAAATCTACTAGCGCAATAGCTAATAATCCAGTGCAGGTTATACGAGAAAACAATCCTCTTAGAAGTTTAAGAAATAGTATTCAATCATTTAAAAATGACAAAAGATAAATAAATAATAAAAAAATGGATAATACAATAGACCAAACAGGTATTGCAGAAGCAAACATGATGGGAGTTGCTGCTATAAATGCAGCACCACCTTCACAACAACCTGTAGTACAACCTGTATATAACAAGGCAATAGGTTCTCCTATGGGAGTACAAAGAACTCCAGCAGACCCAACAGGTCAAGTTACAACTACAACGCCTACAGATTTAAACTTTAATGCAAAAACTAGAGATATGGGTTTAATGATGTACGGAGGAAATAAATCTAGAGGTATAAAGTAATAAAAAATAATATTATGAAAAGCAAGAAGATGGTAGAAACAAAAAGACCTTACGCAGAAGAACAGGGATTTGATTCAATTTGGGCTGGGCCATTGAATATGGACAATATGCCAAAAGGTAAAGGAAACAGTAGAGGTGCAAATGGTATTCAGCTATTAGCTAAAAATATGCCAGCTTATATTCCAGGGCCTATCACAGAGAAAGCAAAAGGGTATGACGATGATGATATGAGTTAAAATTGTGAGTGATTTTAAGCTTTATATTGCTAATACCTTAGTGATGATGATAACTATGTCAGACATAGAGGTCATACTTAAGATACTCTTATTAGTTGTTACAATAGGTTACACTGCTTTTAAGTGGTTGGCTGTTGTTAAAAAATACAGGGATGAAAAAAATAAGTGAACATATATCATATAAGGAGGCAGTCAGAAGTGACACAGCGGATAGATTAAACATAATTAACCTCCCTAACGAGTCCGAATTGGATAATATGAGTACTATATCAGAAAAGATATTTGAGCCTCTTAGAAGTCACGTAGGAGGCCCTATACGCATTAATAGCTTCTTTCGTTCAGTTGAATTAAACAAAGCTATTGGGGGAAGCTCTACTTCGCAGCACTGCAAGGGACAAGCTTTTGATTTAGATGACTCATATGGATGCATGACTAATGCTGAGATGTATAAGTTTGTAAAAGATAACTTAGACTTTGATCAGATGATATGGGAATTTGGCGATAATGAAAATCCTAATTGGATACACATATCTTACGTTTCTCAAGAGAAGAATAGGAATAGATGCCTAAAGGCTTGGAAGGAACATGGTAGGACTAGATATACAATAATATAATGGTTAAGAAAGGAGACATGGCTTGTAATAAGCCAAAGAGAACACCTGGACATCCTAAGAAGTCTCACGTTGTAAAGGCTTGTGAGGGTGGAAAAGAAAAGATAATTAGGTTTGGTCAGCAGGGTGCTAGTACGGCAGGAAAGCCAAAATCTGGAGAGTCTGCTAAAATGAAGGCCAAGAGAAAAAGTTTTAAGGCTAGGCACGGAAAGAATATAGCTAAAGGTAAAATGTCTGCTGCATATTGGGCGGATAAAGTTAAGTGGTAAACATATATAAAAAATGGCGTTCAAACTATCTAACCCCCCATATAACAGTGAGCCGACTCCAGTCTATCAAGCAGAATTGGGGCCTGGCGTTCTTGGGCAAAGTAATAACAACGGCACTATCATAATAAATGAGAAGCTAGACCCTAAGTTTCACGATGAGGTTATTAGACACGAAGAAGTCCACATAAATCAAATGTCACGAGGCGACTTAGATTATGATGATAGCAACATTTATTGGAAGGGTAAGAAGTACTCAAAGAATAATCCTAAGATAGCTATGGCAAGTCCATCTAATTCTCCTTGGGAGAAAGAGGCTTATAAGAAATCTAAGACTAAATATAAAGATAAAAAATACAATGTCTAAAAAATTCAAAGAAACAAAACTTGGTATTTTCTTAGGGAATACTGCCCCCCATATACTAGAAATAGCTGGGGACTTTTTGCCAGACGCAGGGGTGTTAGGTATGGTTAAGAACCTTATTGAAAAGGATGAAAAGATTAAGCCCGAAGATAGGAAGGTAGCACTAGCTCAAACAAAAGAAATGTATGAGTTAGAAGTAAAGGATAGAGAATCTGCTAGAAATAGAGAGGTTGAAGTTAAAAAGGCAGGTGGAAAAGATACTATGATGATGCTTACAGGTATCGTTGGGTTAGCTTCTTTCTTATTTATCATATACGCAGTAGTTTACGAGGAAGGAGTTTTACATAATGAACTCTTTGTACATTTAATGGGTATGGTTGAAGGAGTAGTAATTTCAAACATATTTGCCTATTATTATGGGACTTCAGCAGAAAAATAATAAAACATAGGTAATAATAATATAGAAGACAATTTAATCAAATTTAATATAATGAGAATAACAGACGAAGAGCTTGAACTTATCAGAGAGCAACAAACAAAAATTGCTCAAATTAAACAAGACATCGGAACACTAGAACTTAGAAAGCACGAGGTCATGAGTGTTATGCTTGATGTGAATCAAGAGGTTGAAGAGACAAAGACTACACTTGAAGAAAAGTATGGTCGTGTAAACATTAACCTTGACGATGGCAGTTACACTGCTGTTGAGGAAGAAGAATCTAAGTAATGAGTAGTGTTATAAGAAAAATCAGTATAGGGTCTGATTATAAAAATGATGCGATGCACTACTCCGTTGGACAACAGGTGTATGGTGGTCATGAAATATCTGATATTCTCTTTGATGAGAAAGATAGTTCTTATAACATATACATAAAGAAAGGTGATGAGATCTTGCCTTGGAAAAAGTTCAATAGTAATATGGCTATTTCAGTCGAATACGACTTGCAGTATTAATGAAAAGTATCCACGATTTTATCGTAAAACCCATCGAGGGTCGATACAACAATACTGTTAAGGTTGACGATGTTGACCTCATTATAAATACAAGAATTGAGGAATTTAAAAGTGTAAGCAAGGTGGCAGAAGTTGTCGCTTTGCCTTTATCTATAAAAACTGACATTAAAGTTGGAGATAAAGTAGTAGTACACCATAACGTATTCAGAAGATTCTATGACATTAGAGGCAACGAAAAAAACAGTAGAAGTTTTATTAAAGAAGATATGTATGCTTGCTCACCTGAGCAAATTTATATGTATGGAGCAAATAAGGCTCATCTGGATTATTGTTTTGTAAAACCTTTAGTAAGCCATGACATTTTCTCTTTAGATAGAGAGAAGCCTCTTGTGGGATTGTTAAAGCACGGAAACAAAGGTCTTGAGGAAATGGGTATAAACGAAGAGGATTTAGTGTCCTTCAGGCCAACGTCAGAATTTGAGTTTATCATTGATGGTGAACTATTATATTGTATGAAATTAATTAACATTGTTGCGAAACATGGACGTAAAGGAAACGAAGAGGAATATAATCCAAGCTGGGCAAAGAGCAGTTGAGGAATTAATAAAGGTTGCTAAAGAGGCCATTGTTGATTCAGACGATGACTTAACAGCGGACAAATTAAAGAATGCTGCAGCAACTAAAAAGCTAGCAATATTTGACGCCTTTGAAATTCTAAACAGGATTGAGCAGGAGGAAGAGATGTTAGAGGATAAGCCTAAAGACGACACTAAGAAGAAGAGTGAGTTTAAAGGGTTCGCAGAAGGTAGAGCTAAATTCAGTTAATATGTACGAACAGACACTATATAAAGTACTGGACAACTACATAAAGGCATCTACAATAAAAAAGAAGAACAGGCACAAGTCCTGGAAGTACGGTTATGATGCAGATCATGACATGGTCATTATAAGTAAAACTGGTAAGATAGGAGAGATTTACGAAATACAAAATCTCAAGATAGCTTTACCTGCTGAATTTGAAATTCAAAACTTTAAAGGCCAGCGATGGGTTAACACAGAATACCCTAAGGAATTAAGTAGAATAAAAACAATATTTGATTGGAAGGACTATCCTGAAGATTTTAAAGAAGAATGGTACGATTACATTGAAAAAGAATTTGAAAGAAGGGAACAAGGATTTTGGTTTAATAATAAGGGTAACCCTACTTACATTACTGGCACTCATTATATGTACTTGCAATGGTCAAAGATTGATGTTGGTCCACCAGACTTTAGAGAAGCAAACAGATTGTTTTATATATTCTGGGAAGCCTGCAAAGCCGATTATAGATGTTTTGGAATGGACTACCTTAAAAACAGACGGAGTGGATTTTCGTTCATGTCATCTGGAGAAATTGTCAACCTTGCAACCATGTCTACTGACTCTAGATACGGCATACTTTCAAAGTCAGGGCCTGATGCAAAAAAAATGTTTACCGACAAGGTTGTACCAATATCAGTCAATTATCCGTTCTTCTTCAAACCCATCCAAGATGGTATGGATAGACCGAAAACAGAATTGGCATATAGAGTCCCTGCTTCAAAACTTACAAGGAGGAAACTTGACGCTAATGAGAACCCAGAGGATCTCAAAGGATTGGATACTACGATTGACTGGAAAAATACAGGTGACAACTCCTATGATGGAGAAAAATTAAAGTTACTTGTACACGATGAATCTGGTAAGTGGGAAAGACCTAACAACATACTTAATAACTGGAGGGTAACAAAAACTTGTCTTAGATTAGGTAGCAGAATTATTGGAAAGTGTATGATGGGTTCAACATCAAATGCTTTAGATAAGGGAGGTGACAACTTTAAAAAACTATATTATGCATCAGACGTTACAAGGAGAAACAGCAATGGACAGACTGCTTCAGGATTATATTCTTTGTTCATACCTATGGAATGGAACTACGAGGGATACATTGATTCTTATGGACTACCTGTATTCGATACTCCCGAAGAACCAATCGAAGATCAGTATGGAATACCGATAACAACAGGTGTAATAGATTACTGGAATAACGAAGTAGCTGGTTTAAAAGAAGATCAGGACGGCTTAAATGAATTTTACAGACAGTTTCCTAGAACAGAACAGCACGCATTTAGGGATGAGGCAAAAGAATCTTTGTTTAACCTAACAAAAATATACCAGCAGATAGATCATAATGAATCTATGGCTGCTAGCACATTGGTTACAAGAGGAAATTTCCAATGGGAGAATGGTATTAAGGACACAAAAGTAATGTTTATGCCGCACAAGGATGGCAGATTTTACGTTTCTTGGATACCACCTTTGGGTATGCAAAATAGGATTATAAATAAAAACGGCACCAATTACCCTGGCAATGAGCATTTAGGGGCTTTTGGATGTGATAGTTATGATATATCTGGTACGGTAGATAGTAGAGGATCTAACGGAGCATTGCACGGATTAACTAAGTTTAGTATGGAAGAGGCTCCAAGTAATCATTTCTTTTTAGAATACATTGCAAGACCTCAGACAGCTGAAATATTTTTTGAAGACGTATTAATGGCTTGCGTATTTTATGGTATGCCAATATTAGCAGAGAATAATAAACCTAGACTTCTATATCATTTTAAGAACAGGGGCTACAGAGGGTACTCAATGAATAGACCAGACAAAACATATAATAAGTTATCAATTACAGAAAGAGAAATAGGTGGTATTCCTAACTCAAGTCAAGACATTATGCAGGCACACGCTGCTGCAATAGAAACATATATTGAGGAACTTGTAGGAATTTTAGGTGATGATGAAATGGGGGACGTTTACTTCCAAAGAACTTTAGAGGATTGGGCAAGGTTTAATATAAACAATAGGACAAAACACGATGCTTCTATAAGTTCTGGATTAGCTATTATGGCTTGTAACAGAAACAGGTACGCACCAGTAAACAAAGTAGTAAGAAAAAATATAAATCTAGGATTGAAGAGATACGACAACTCTGGAAGTTATTCAAAAATAATAAATTAAATGAACGTAGGCGCAAACCCAAACAGTGTATTTCCTAGCCAAGTAGTTAGTGACGGAGAAAAATCAAGCTACGAGTATGGCGTTCAAGTTGGCAGGGCTATTGAATCGGAATGGTTTAGACAAGGCGTGAACGGCAATAGGTTTTCAACTAACTATAATCAATTCCATACATTAAGACTTTATGCAAGAGGCGAACAGCCAGTACAGAAATACAAAGATGAGCTTGCTATAAATGGAGACCTTTCTTATTTAAACTTAGATTGGAAACCAGTGCCTGTAATTTCTAAGTTTGTAGACATTGTTGCAAACGGTATGACTGAAAAGAAATACGAAATTAACGCTTACGCCCAAGACCCAAAGGCGTTAAAAGAAAGAACAGATTACGCAACAGCTATAATGGAAGATATGGCTGCAAAAGAAGGTTTGTTAGAATTACAAGAAACAATTGGAGTTAATGCATTTAACACTAATGATGTTGACGCTCTTCCTGAAGATAAAGAAGAATTGGAACTTCATATGCAACTTGACTACAAGCAGTCAATAGAAATAGCTGAAGAAGAAGTTATAAATCAAGTGCTTGCAAAGAATAAGTTTGATGAGATTAGAAAAAGATTTAATTACGACTTAACTGTACTAGGAATTGGTGCTGTAAAGACTACTTGGAATAAAGCAAATGGAGTAGTTACAGATTATTGTGACCCTGCAAGAATGGTTTACTCTTACACAGATGATCCAAACTTTGAAGACATATACTATGTAGGAGAAGTTAGAGCTGTAACGATACCAGAATTAAAGAAACAATTTCCAAACATTCCTAACGAAGAGTTAAAGCGTATAGAGGATATGCCTGGAAACAGGCAAATGATTACTGGATGGAACGGGTATGATGAGAATACTGTTCAGGTATTGTATTTTGAGTACAAGACTTACAACAATCAAGTGTTTAAAATTAAACAAGGTCCAAACGGATTAGAAAAAGCCATTCAAAAGAATGATGAATTTAATCCTCCTGAGAGCGATACATTTAAAAAAGTATCTAGAAGCATAGAAGTTCTTTATAGTGGGGCTAAGATTTTAGGTAATAACCAAATGCTAGAGTGGAAGCTTGCGGAGAATATGACAAGACCTTTCGCTGACACGACTAAAGTTGAAATGAATTATGCCATATGTGCTCCAAGAATGTACAATGGAAGGATTGATTCTGTTGTAAATAAAATTACTGGATTTGCAGATATGATTCAGTTGACACACCTTAAACTACAGCAGGTAATGTCAAGAATGGTTCCTGATGGAGTATTCTTAGATGTAGATGGATTGGCTGAGGTTGACTTAGGTAATGGAACTAGCTACAACGCTGCTGAGGCTTTAAATATGTATTTCCAAACAGGTAGTGTTTTAGGTAGGTCTATGACACAAGATGGAGAATTGAACAGAGGAAAGATTCCAATTCAAGAACTTCAGTCTTCTAGTGGTGGTGCTAAAATAAACTCACTAATCCAAACTTATCAGTACTACTTGCAAATGATAAGAGATGTTACAGGATTGAACGAAGCAAGAGATGGTTCAACGCCATCAAAAGATGCACTCGTAGGACTTCAAAAGATGGCCGCTAATCAATCTAATGTTGCAACTAGACACATACTACAGGCTAGTTGTTATTTAACTCTTAGAACGTGCGAAAACATCTCTAAAAGAATTGCAGATTCCATAGATTTTGCTTTAACAAATAACTCTTTGCAGAATAGTGTTAGTAAGTATAATGTGGCAACACTTTCTGAAATTAAATATCTAAACTTGCATGACTTTGGTATATTTTTAGACCTTGAGCCAGATGACGAAATTAAAGCTCAGTTAGAACAAAACATACAAGTTGCTTTGCAGACTGGTGGGATAGATCTTGAAGATGCGATAGATATTAGACAAATAAAAAACATTCAGTTAGCAAACGAAATGCTAAAGAATAAAAGAAAGAAAAAACAAAAAGCATCTCAAAAAGCTCAACAAGACAACATACGGGCACAAGCTCAAGCAAATGCTGAACTTGCAGAGAAAGCAGCAATGTCTGAAGTCCAAAAACAACAAGCATTAACAGCAGAAAAAGTAGCTATTGAACAATCTAAATCTCAGTTTGAGATACAAAGGATGCGAACTGAGGCTCAAATAAAGAGAGAGCTTATGGCTGAGGAGTTTAATTATCAGATGCAATTAGCACAAGCAAGAATTAAATCTGAGTCACAGAGAGACAAAGAGATTGAAGATAGAAAGGATAAGAGAACAAGAATATCTGGGACACAACAATCTGAAATGATTGAACAAAGACAAAATAACTTATTACCAAAAAACTTTGAGTCTAAAGGTAATGATGTATTAAGTGGCAACTTTGGTTTAGGCCAATTTGACCCAAAATAATTTTTTTTAATTTATATTATATTATATTATGTCAGAAGAAGTAAAACAAGAAGGCGACTTTAAAATAAAAAAGAAGCAATCAATGAAGAAATTAGGTGAGACTCCAGAAGTTATAAAGGTAGATTTATCTTCAAAAAAAGAAGATGTAGAATCTGAAGTAACAAGAGTTGAAATAAAATCAGACAATGCCAATAAAGAGCAAGAAACAACAACAGTGGTTGAAGATAAACCAACCGAAGTTATACGAGAAGTGGAAACAGAAGTACCACCAAGGGAAAGCACCATTCAAGATGTTGGGTTTTCTGGGATTGAAGAAGTAACAGAAGATGAGGTAAAAGAAATAACTCAAGAAGTAAAAGAAGCTATAAGAGACGAGCGTGTATCTGGTAAGCCTCTTCCTGAGAATATTGAAAAACTTGTTACATTCATGGAAGAAACGGGTGGCAATCTAGAAGATTATGTTAGGCTAAATGCTGACTATAGTTCAGTAGATAGCAATACATTATTAAAAGAGTATTATAGAAAAAGAAAACCACATCTTGATGATGATGAGATAAAATTCCTTTTAGAGGATAATTTTTCGTATGACGAAGAATTAGATGAAGAAAGAGATATACGCAAGAAAAAACTTGCATTTAAAGAAGAGGTTTCGGAAGCCAAAAACTTTTTAGAAGACTTGAAGGGTAAATATTACGATGAGATTAAGTTAAGACCAGGCGTAACCCAAGAGCAGAAAAAAGCAATGGATTTTTTTAGCCGATATAATGAAGAGCAAAACTTATCAAAGCAGCGACAAGACAGGTTTAAACAAGCTACGTCTAATCTTTTAAATGATGATTTCAAAGGTTTTGAATACAACATCGGAGAAAAGAAATTTAGATATGGCGTAAATAACCCAACTAAGATTGCACAGCAACAGTCTGACATGACCAACTTCATCGGAAAGTTTCTGAATGACAAAGGGGAGGTCTCAGACCACAAGGGCTATCACAAGGCAATGCACGCTGCTGAGAATATGGATCAGATTGCAAGTCATTTTTATGAGCAAGGCAAAGCGGATGCTGTTAAGGACGTTGTAAATAGTTCAAAGAACATTTCAGACACTCCAAGACAAACAGCTGGCGATGCAGTTTTTGTAAATGGCATTAGGGTTAAAGCTGTAACAGGAGCGGATTCTTCAAAATTAAAAATTAAAAAATCACAATTTTAACAATTTAAAAACTAAAAAAACAAAATGGGAAATTTTGGAACGGGTATAGACCCACTAGGCAAATTTAGCTTAGTACCAACACCAACAAAAACCGCCTTAGTAGGCAATTATTTAGACTTCACAGATGCTGGAGCAAATTCAAATAACTTTGCACAACAATATTTACCAGAGCTTTACGAGGCTGAGGTAGAGCGATATGGAAACAGAACTTTATCTGGATTCTTACGTATGGTTGGTGCTGAAATGCCAATGACTTCTGATCAAGTTGTATGGTCTGAGCAAAACAGATTGCACATCGGGTACGAAAATGATGCAGTAACTGCTAACTCTACAGTGTCTATTGTAGCTGCTACAGGAGTTGTTACATTAGGTTCTGCATTAAACAATTCAGTAAGAGTTGGAAACACAGTAGTAGTATCTAGCGCTGATGGACTAAGAACCTTGAAAGCATATGTATCTGTTGCGACTCCAGGAGCTCAAACTTTTACTTTATTGCCTTATACTCAACAATTGTTTTCATCGAATGCTGCTGGCGACGTAACTTTTGGGAACGAGGCTGTAAATTTATTCGTTTACGGTTCTGAGTTTGCTAAAGGAACAAATGGAATGTTAGGTTCTTTAGAGGCTTCTTTTACTCAGTACAGTAACAAGCCAATTATTATTAAGGACACTTATCAAATAAGTGGCTCCGATGCTGCCCAAATTGGATGGGTTGAAGTTGCTACTGAGGATGGAGCATCAGGATACCTATGGTACTTGAAGTCTGAAGGAGAAACAAGATTACGTTTCCAAGATTACTTAGAAATGGCAATGGTAGAAGGTGAATTAGCTGGCAATGGATCAACTGTAGCCGCTGCATTGAATGCAACAGTTACATCTGCTGGTACTGAAGGTTTATTTGCTGCAGTAAAAGCAAGAGGTAATGTATACCAAAACTATGCAAGTGGTGATGTAACTCCAGGAGTTGGAAACAGAAGTGCTTTGCAAGACTTTGATTTCATTCTACAGAATCTTGATAAGCAAGGAGCAATTGAGGAGAATATGTTATTCTTGAACAGATCTACTTCTTTAGATTTTGATGATATGTTAGCTGCACAAAATTCTTACGGAGCAGGTGGTACATCTTATGGTGTATTTGAAAACTCTGAAGAAATGGCGTTGAACTTAGGATTCGATGGTTTTAGAAGAGGTTCTTATGACTTTTACAAGACTGATTGGAAATATTTAAACGATGCTTCTACAAGAGGTTTAGTTAAAGATATCGACGGTGTTATGGTCCCTGCTGGAACAAGCACAGTATACGATCAAATGTTAGGTACTAACATCAGACGACCATTCTTACACGTACGTTACAGAGCTTCTGAAGCTGACGATAGAAGAATGAAGTCTTGGCTTACTGGATCTGTTGGAGGTGCTACTACTTCTGATTTAGATGCAATGACAGTTAACTTCTTATCTGAAAGATGTTTAGTTACTCAAGCTGCTAACAACTTCGTATTATTTACGGCGACTGTTTAGTATTAACTATTGTAATGTTACCCTCGTCTTTTAGATGGGGGTAACTATTACTCTTATTATTAATTTTTATATTATATTTTATTATGGCAACAAAAGCCCAAAAATCAAAGGTAGCCCCAAAAAGCGCGGCACCTAAACAAGAAATTATGCAAGAAGAGACTTTAATAGAAGCTCCTATTGCTGAAGTAAAAAACTCAAAGCCTAAGTGGGAGATTAAAGATAGAAGATACTATCTAGCGAACGGCACGTCACCACTAACTTTTACACTTTGTAGCAAGCATTCTTCAAGGTTTCCTTTATTACATTTTGATGAAGAAACGGGACAACAAAGAGAGCTAAGATATGCAACAAATCAAAACTCTCCTTTTGTAGATGAGCAGAAGGGCCATGTAACGATCGCTCACATTGTGTTTGTAGATGGAGTACTTTTAGTACCAAAGGCTAAACAAAATTTACAAAAGTTACTTTCTTTATACCACCCGCAAAAAGGTGGGACGTATAGAGAGCAAGATGATGTTGCAATTGCAGTAGATGAGTTAGAAGATATTGAGCTTGAAATTGAAGCGTTGATATTGGCTCGGGAGTTAGATGTAGATCATGCAGAAGCAATCCTTAGAACAGAATTAGGGACTGCGGTTAATAAGATGACAAGCAAAGAACTTAAACGAGATTTGATGTTGCTTGCTAAAAATAATCCAGCTTTATTTATAAGTCTAGCAAATGACGAAAATGTAGAGCTCAGAAACTTTGGTATTAGAGCTGTTGAAGCAGGAATACTATCTATATCAGGTGATCAAAAAACCTTTATGTGGGCGGCAAATGGAAAGAAACTTATGACTGTACCATTTGATGAACACCCATACTCTGCATTAGCAAGTTGGTTTAAAACTGACGAGGGTATGTTGGTTTATAAAAGTATAGAGAAAAAATTCTCTTAATACGTAACTATATTTATAGGGGTAGGTCAACTTCGGTTGGCCTATTCTTTTAAATAAAACAAAATATTAATATGGCAATAAATATAAATACGGTATACAAGACTGTATTGTTAATACTTAACAAAGAGGAAAGAGGCTATGTTACTCCAGATGAGTTTAACAAAATTGCCAACCAAGTACAATTAGAAATATTTGAAAAATATAGCGATGACTTAAATCAACAGCTAAGGGTTCCTCAAAGTGATACAGATTACGCAGACAGGATTGCCAATATTGATGAAAAGATTTCAATATTTAAAACATTTGGTGGTACAACGTATAATGCGAATGTTCCATCTGACACATACTTTGAATTAAAAGAAGCAGGGCAGGACTTGCCAATTTACAGACTAGGGGCTGTAACATACAAAGACGAAGTTGAACTACAAAGACTTCAAAGAATGGAGTTCTACAACATCCAAAAATCTCCCCTAACAAAATCCACAGAATCATTTCCAACATACTTACTTGAGAATAATAGGCTTTATGTAAAGCCAAGTACAATAACATCTTCAATAGGTGTTAGCTACTTAAGAATACCTTCTGAACCTAGATGGGGTTATTATGTTGGTAGTGTTGGACAATACATATACGACAGTAATGTATACAACGTAACATCTATAAACACAGGCCCTGGATCATTAACGAATAGTGTTATTAGTTCAGTTGAAGATTATGTAGATGGGACATACGGAGGAATTGTTAATGACCCTTTGTACCCTGAATGGAACTCCTTAGGTCCAGGCTCTGACTTGCAGCTTTCAATTACGGTAGATAATGGAACTATTTCAAGTGTTGATGTTATTAAGCCAGGGATAAACTACCTACCATCAGGAGGCCAACAAATTACTGTAGCTGCAACTGCTTTGGGAGGAGGAAGTGGTCCTGCTGAAATACTTTTACAGGCATCAGACTTTAATGGAAATAGTACGTATGGTTCCACTCAAATAGAGTTAGATATTTCAGAGCAGACTAACTTTATACTTAGAACATTGTTTTACTTTGGTGTTGTAATAAAAGACCCACAGATTATACAGGTTGCTGCAAGCCAAGTACAAAGAGATGAAATAAACGAAAAAAGCTAATAAGATATGCCAAATCCAAATGGTGGTTTAATCACCGAAACTAATGCACAATACTATGCTGGACAGCAGGCTTTTACTGGAGATGCAGTCAACAGGATTTTTATATGCACGTTTAACACTGATTTAGTTGCAACGGTAGCAGGTGTTTCTAATACAAACTTTTCTGTAACAGTTAATGGAGTAATTGTAACTAACTATACCTTATCTGCAACAAATACAATTACATTCAATGTAGCACCTATTAACGATGCCGCAGTTGTTGTAAGTCTTGTTGAAACAGCAAAAGAAGGGAACTACGGAGGTTATCAGTACACATCGTTAAGTGATGTTATAAATAACTTTATCGTTGCTTACGTTGGAGCAGGGAAGCTTATACCAAGTGCTAAGAGAACTGACATAATATTTCACGCAAAACGTGGAATGCAAGAGTTTAGTTACGATACACTAAAAAGTATTAAGTCACAAGAGCTAACCATATCACCAAGTTTAACAGCAGTTATACCACAAGACTATGTGAACTACGTTAGGCTATCTTGGATTGATAGCTTAGGTATAAAAAGAATCATATACCCAAACACAAACCTTACGATAAATCCAGCAGAAGCTCCAGAACAAGACTCAACAAGTGAGATTGTTCAAGATAATCTTGGGGAGAATGTAGACACAGACCCATCTCAAACGGTGGAAAGATGGAGAGCAGCAGACACTAAAAAAGTAACTGGGCTATACACTGAAGAGTCTATAAATGCAGGATACAATGTTGACGATATGTACGCTAACAGTTTATATTGGGGAGGAGCATACGGACAAAGATATGGAGCAGACCCTGTACTAACTCAAAATAACGGATGGTTTGGAATTGATGAGGCGAGAGGAGTGTTTACTTTCTCAAGTAATTTAAAAGGCCGTATAATCGTCATAGAGTACATTTCAGACGGTTTAGCGTATGATTTGGATACTAGAGTCCCTAAGATGATAGAAGACGCTATGTACGCTCATATAAGCCACGCAATTATTTCTACAAGAATTAATCAGCCTGAGTACATTGTTAATAGATTAAAAAGAGAGAGGAGTGCAAAGCTAAGAAACGCTAAGATAAGATTATCTAATATTAAGATAGAAGAGCTTACTCAACTTATGAGAGGTAAATCTAAGTGGATAAAATAATATAATATGCCAGAAGTTAAAAATATATTTGTCGGGGCTAAGATGAACAAAGACCTTAACCCTAGATTAATTTCAAAAAATGAGTACATAGACGCAAGAAATGCAGAAGTTGTAAACTCGGAAGGAATGGATTCTGGATTATTGCAAAATGTTAGCGGAAACTCAATAGAAACATCGTTCGGTTCTGATGGAATAGAACTAGATGGGATTAATTTAGAAATAATAGGATTTTTTATTGATTCTACAAATAATAGGCTTTTTGCATTTATAACAGATTGGAACGATACCTCTTCTGATGGTTTATCTAATTACGCTTCATCTACATCTCATCATTATATATGTATGTATGATGTAGGTTCAAGAAGAAGCACAACGCTAGTTAGCGGAAGTTTTTTAAACTTCGCTAAAGGGAACCTTGTACTAGGCATAAATTTGTTAGAAGATTTATTGTTTTTTACAGACAATAGAAATCAACCAAGAAAAATAAACGTAAGCACTGCTATTGGAGATACTTCATACTACTCAAAAGAAGAAGATATATCTGTTGCAAAGTATTACCCTTGGAAGCCAATTAGTTTCCTTAAGAACAAGGTAACTCCAGACATAACACCTTACTCTTTACAGCCAAACACTTCTTTAGAAATAAAAAATCAAGTTTATGCAGAGACAACAGCTTTGCCTGCTACTGCTTTTGATGGTGACATTAATTTTACTAATGCAACTTATGGTGATTTAGAAATTAAAGCTACATTTATAAGTGGTTGGTTGTCTGCTGCTATTGTAATTGAAAAAGGTGAAGGTTTAAGCGAAGACCAAGAATTATTATTCTCATCTCCTTCAAGTTTAATATTTTACGACTCCCCATCTCTTGGAACTCCAATACAGGCAACACTTATAGTTAGAGATATTAATATTGAGAAGGAAAATACAATGAAAGACGTTACGTCTATAGACCTTCCGTTGACTCAAACTTTAACAATTGTAAGTGCTGCCTCTTCAGAGTTTGTTACATCTGACGCTGTAAATGAAAATTGGATAGGGTCTACATTGTATGTTTTGGATAGTGATAATAACCCAGAAACTCTTCCTTCAAGTGGAGTAACTGTGACTGCGATTGACGTTGTTGGTGGTAATTATAAAATTACTCACACACCAGCAAACCTTAATCTAAATTTAGGCAAAAAAGTTGTTCTTGGAGGTAATCCATACTATGATAGTTTATTTAAAGGAGATACAAATTTTATATCAGATAGATTTATAAGGTTTAGTTATAGATTTAAGTACGATGACGATGAGTACTCTTTAGACGCTCCTTTCTCTCAAATTGTATTTATACCAAACCAAGATGGATACTTTTTAGAAGACAAGGTCCCATCTAGTATAAACGATGAACCTGCAAATTCAGACGAAAATAATGCTATTAAAAGTAGTATCATTAGCTTTTTTGAAAATAAAGTTAATCAAGTAGACCTATCAATACCTATGCCTGACGGTATCTCTTCTTCTGCACAATTAACAAAAGATTTAAATGTTAAAGAAATAGAAATTCTTTTCAAAGAGTCTGATAAAACATCTATCCAAGTATTAGAAAGTATATCTACAGATGAATTAAATTTAAGTACATCTAATAAGTATGTCTATGCATATAATTCCCAGTCTCCAGTCAAGACATTAACTTCAAAAGAATCTACAAGGGCTTCTGATAAGATACCAATAAGAGCAAAAGCTCAAGAAATTTCTGGTAATAGAGTTATTTATGCAAACTATTTAGTTAGAACAGCTAGACCATCTACATTAGATTACAATTTACTTAGTTCAGAGAAACCAAAACTTGGAAATTTAAATTCTTTAAGCGAGTTAGAGTACCCTAATAGTGTTGTAAAACAAAATAGGTCTTATAAGGTTGGCATTGTTTTAGTGGATAAGTTTGGTAGACAATCAGATGTAATTACTTCTAAAAACTCAACTATATATACGCCTTACGAAACTATAGGAGGATTTATTGACAGTCTTGACAAAAGTGTTTATAGAGGGGAGTCGTTGAAGTTAGACTTTTTAACACCAATTCCAGAAGACAAAGGATACCTTCCAGGGTATGCAGGATTATATAGTGCAACAAATCCATTGGGTTGGTATACCTACAAAGTAGTTGTACAACAAAAAGAGCAAGACTACTACAATGTTTACCTACCTACCATATTAAACTTTGCTCCTCAGTTAAATGGAGCATTAGTTTCTTCTTCAGGAGTAGCGTACATAACATTATTTTCGGACAACATAAATAAAGTACCTAGAGACTTAAAAGAAGTTGGAGCGCAAGATTTACAGTACTCAAGCTCTGCTAATTTATATGGTCGTGTTTTTAATGATAAATTTAAAACCGCAGAAGCAACTTCAAAGCAATTCTTGCCTAGCCCAACTCCAGACAAGGTTATTTTAATAGGTACTAGGGATGATGTTGGAATGAATAAAACTAATGATGGAGGTGATTACAATGTATCTCCATTTTACAGCATACCTAGTACAGCCACTACAGGTCCTCCTCCAGTTTATAACACTACAAACTTAGGTGCAAACCCATACATTGCAAAAGTATCTACACAAAAATTAATAGGTGCACCAGGAGGAGATGTTGTAAGCCCTGGTGCAATAAATCAATCTCAAGTTGATTTCAATAGAGTTAGACTTAATGTATATGAGACTAAGCCTGTAGAATCTAATTTAGATATATTTTACGAAACAGGAACTGGTGGATTAATATCTGACTTAAACAATCAAATAAAAACAGCAGAAAGTAGTCTTAGACCATCTAGGATAAACGGTTGGTCATGGTACTTGTCTGAGGCAACACAACCTTTATCTTTTGCAACTCCATCGGATTTTGACATAGTTACAAATGAAGGAGTATCTCTTTGCGACATTGCTGCTGTTGATCCTAACTCTGTTATAACAGGAGAAATAATTAGTATTAGGAATAGGGTTACTCCAGAACCTTGGAAAATTGAAGATTTAGGTTTATTTGAATTGGTCCAAGATATTAATACTAAAAAATTTAGAATTAAAGTAAACGCAAACAAATATTTTGTTCACACAGCTGGAAGTTATATTACAGCGAGTTATATTTTTAATTTTAAATTTACAAATACAGTAACAGAGGGTTCTGTCACAAAAAACTATTCTATAAATATTCAAGAATCTTCTGATAATGATTTAACAAATGAGCAGCCAATAGCTGTAGGAAAAACATTTTCAGCACCAGAATTTTTAGAGTGGTGTTACGGTAGAAGTAAATTAGGCTTAACTCAAGACGAACCTTTAGGGCTTATAAATGGGCGGCCTGCTTTAAATCCTGCGCCTATAAATACTGGGGGGTTATACCTTAATTATTGGAATAGCTCTCCATTTACTTTTGCTATCTATGCAGACACTCGAGAAGGAGTAGGGCCTAATGGTAGAAAAGTCACTAGGATGACTCCAAATCTTCCAAATATTGCTAAAAGACAATCTAGCAATGGATGGAATCTTTTAGAGGTTTTTGACTTCAACAATGGCTCTGCCTCGCCTAATAATATTGACAAAAAGAAAGGCATGATTCTTACTTTAGAGGCCTTAAGGTTTTGGGATGTTTGGAGGCAACCTCCAGCATATGCTCAAAACTCAAAGTGGGTGGACTTAACAAATAGGCCTTATCAACAAAGATGGCGAAAAAACAACGATAATGGTTATACAGACTATCCTGAAATGAAAGACATATTCCGTCTTGCAGAACAACCAGATGGAAAATACAATCTTGAGTTTAACAATAATGAAATAGTGTATCAAAATAAAACTGATGGAGGTACTAAGTATAGATTGTTTTTTAGAATTTATGACTCTTCAAGAGATGCTCAAGGTAATGTAGTTGGTTGGGGTAGAAACAAAAAAGGTTTTGAGCGTTTATCTATTGACGTAGAGGTTTTTAATGGGCCAAGGTAAATTTAATAAATTTACAATAAAAATAATTTATAATAAAAAAATATGGGATTTATTGAAGAGATAACATACTTTAACTCTTTTTTACTAAAGAAGGTAATACAGGGAGGTGATGATGCTAGTTACCCTGATCTATCAGTAGGGGCTGCTACTTGGCCTGCTCTTCCTTGGAATCCAGTAGGGTACCCTCAATTTCCCTTGCTAGCATCTTCCACGCCTGAATCTAATCGTGTTTCTTGGTACATTGAGGAGGCTAGAATAAGAGGCGGATATAATAACAAGCAAGTTGATTTTGGTTCAAAAGCTTATTTGTCGGAATCGGAAGATAGCGAGCTTTTTCTTTCAAATGGGTTAATATATTCTGGTTTGTATAATTCTAGAAGTGGTGTAAATGAAACAAATGTTTTTTCTACAGGAGAAAACATAACAAAAGAAGTAGACCCTAGGTATGGTGACATACAGAAGTTATATACGTCTGATACAAATTTAATTATTTTTCAAGAGGACAAAGTTAGTAGTGCGTTAATTGATAAAGATGCAATATACACTGCTGATGGAAACCCTACACTTACAGCTACTCAACTTGTTTTAGGTCAAATAACACAATACAATGGAGAGTATGGAATAAGTGACAATCCAGAATCATTTGCATTCAAGGGAGGAAGAATGTACTTCTCTGATAAAAATAGAGGGGCAATTATGAGGCTATCAAGAGACGGCCTTACTGAGATAAGTTCATACGGAATGAGAGATTACTTTAGAGACAGTCTATCTGTTATATCAGAGTCATTAAAGACTATTCAAATTCAATTATCTCTTCCATCTATATTGCCATCAACTCCAACAAACTTATTAACACTTACAAGCACTCCAGAACACAGCATTTCAGAAATCCAATATGGAATGAGATTATCTGGAGGAGAGATACTTCCAGAGTCTTTATATGTTATAGATATAGATAATACTGTTGTTGATCAAGTTACTATAACTCTTAGTGGAAACATAACAAGTTTCCCAGGGCAGGGAGGGGTTCTTCCTACGTTGGCTACTTTTTATAGTAATGTTTCAGATAAAATTGTTGGAGCTTATGACAACTATAATGATAAGTACGTTGTATCAATGCAAGACTGGGAGAGAGACTCTTACAACTACGAAACTCTTTCTTTTAACGAAAGCAACAATGGTTGGTCTAGCTTTTGGGATTATGACCCTAGTTTTGGTGGGACATTAAATAGCACTTATTATACTTGTAAATTAGGTTCTCTATGGAAACATTACGATGAAAGTGTAATTAATAATAGGGGGACTTTCTATGGAGTATACCATCCAACATCTGTTCAGTTATCATTTAACCCAATGGTGTCTGTATCTAAAAACTTTCAAACAGTAAACTACGAAGGAACTAACGGTTGGCAGGTTGATTATTTTTTATCAGACCCAACAGGGACATTGCTTTTGGACTCGTTAAATAACTCATACAGAGATGAGTCATCTTTTATTAGAAGTTACGACCAAGGTTCTTACATTGAGTCTGGTATTACATATAGGAGTGGGTTTAACTTAAAAGAGAACAAATATTTTGCTAACTTAGTAAATAATGGAGCTTTGTTAAATCAAAATCAAGTAATACCACAGGGCATCCCAGGACAGGTTCTTCCAGGCTCTAGTATGAGTGGCATTAAAGGGTTCTTTGCTACAGTTCAATTAAGCACAGACAACACTACAGATTTAGGTGAGCAAAAGAATTTATTTGCAGTATCATCAAATTTTGTAAAATCTTAATTTAATGAAATTAAAAAAACGCAACATAGAAACAAATGCAATCCAAGAATTTATTGTGTCAAACAATAACTTGGAAGGATTTTGTGGTGATGGTACTAGCATTATAGATACTCCTGACTTAGAAATAAAACATTCTTTTGCAGACCAAGTATACATAAGACAGATGACGATGCTGCCTAATCAAATTGTTGTTGGAGCAATACACAATCATGAACACGTTTGGTTTCTTTTGAAGGGTAGGGTTTCTATAAATGACAATGGAGTAGTTATAGATCATGTAGCTCCGTGTTATATGGTATCACAACCAGGCTCTAAGAGAGCCATATACGCTCATGAGCATTCAATCTTTGTAAACATCCATAAGAATCCTTCAAACACAAAAGATATAGATAAGTTAGAAAAAGAAATTGTATCTATAACAGAAGAAGACTTTAATAAAAAAAATAATTAATTATGTCATTTGCAATAACATTAGGAGTAGTTGGTATTGGTACAAAAGTATTTGGGGCAGCTCAAAGCTACAAAGCATTAAAAAAGCAGGCTGGCGAAGACAAACAAAGAGCCGAAGACCAAAGATTGCTTCTTGAAAATTTAGAGAACAACAGACAAACATTGACTAATCCATACGCTAACTTAGGGGTTGCTACGCAGGCTGCTGAGATGCAGATAGAACAGACGGATATTGCATTAGCAAATACGCTTGACACTATACGTGCAACAGGTGGTGGTGCAGGAGGTGCTACAGCACTTGCACAGGCGGCCTTACAGAGCAAGAAAGGAGTTGCTGCAAGCATAGAGTCACAAGAGGCGAAGAACGAGCAGCTAAGAGCACAAGGAGAGGTCGGTCTTCAGAACATGAGAGAAACTAGAGAGACTGCTAAATTAGATAGATACTCAGCGCTATCAGACCAAGCAACTGCTCAAGCAAGAGCAAGTGCTACTGGTCAGACTATGGCTAAACAAGCTATGTTTGACCTTGGGGGAGATGCTTTAATGGCAACAGCTACTGGGATATCTGGAGGAGGAGGAACTACAGGCAAGGAGGCAATAGAAAACTTAGTAGATCCTAACGCACCAAAAACATAATAACAAAAATGAGTTATAGAAACCCCACATCACAAGTAGATACATCATTGAGTGATTCTTTTATTAAAAAAATTAATAAGCTTGGTGAAGACATAAGAACTACAGCCACTAACGCATCAATGATGGGTCAGGCTAGAAGAAATGCTAACCTGAAACTTGTCAATCAGATTGAGAACAATGTAGAGAAACTTGTTGGTCAAGCACAAGATAAACTTATTTCTGAAAATCTTGAGGCAGATGGATTTGCAGCGTCACTTCAGGAGCAAGCAGTAGCCTATAAAAAAGCATCACTAAACTTAGCTACCAAGGGAGATTACCCTGAGAGAGCTGCAGACCTTGCAAAAAAATCAGAATTTCAAAACTACACCAAAAGATTGCCTACAGATATTGCTGCATTTAACACTACGGCAGAAGCCTTTAAAAAAGCTAGGGCAATAGGACTTTCAGGTAAACCTGGGTCTATAGATCCATACCAAACAGATCCTGCATATTTAGCTACAGAAGCTATAGAGTCTGGACAAAAGGACGGGTTTGTTACATATGAGTCAAGAGTAAATCCGAAGACTAAACAAATGGAAACTGTAAAGGTAGCAAGAGGAGAAGCTATAAGAGAAGCAAACAAACAGCAGAATATTGAAGGTGATGAGTATGTTTTATTTTCTAGTACTTTAAAGAAGGCCCAAACAGGAGCAGATGCTAGTAAATACAATCTTGGTGTTGGAGGTATAACTCCAGAAATATTTAATGGAGATGGTGGATTAAAAGCTAATTTTATTGAAGAAGGAATATATGACAAGAATGGTGTTTTAGTTGAAAGATTTAAAGGAGAGCCTCAAACTGTAATTAAGGTTGACAATGTTGGTAGGTACCCAGTTCAAGTTAGAAATTACAATGTCGATATGATGTCTGAAGAAATGAAGCCAGCAGTCAATGCTAGAGTAGAAGGTTTGGCAAAAATAAATAATGAAGACCTAAACGCATTAGTTAGGTCTATGACTTATTCTAGGACGATAGATGGAGTAACCCAATCCTTTTACAAATTTGTAAAAATGGATGGAGGTCAACCAGTAAGAGATGAGTCTGGAACGGTAATGTATGAACCAGAAATACAAGTAGGTAATGGTAGAAGAATAGGTAAAGAGTTTAATGAAGAAAATCAAGACACAAATGGATACACTCCTAGCGATTTTGAATTAATTAAAAAAATTGCTCTTCAAGAGACGCTTAATAAATCAGGGGCATACAACTCTTCTGTAGAGGAGTATAAAATAGAAAAGCAGTATATAGCTGAAGAAAAACCAACGGAAGCAAAGACCTCTGAAGGAGATAAGAAAAGAATTGCTTACAAAAGTAAAATTGATAAGGCAATAGGTGACGTAAACTCTAAAGATATCAAAGGTCTAGTCAAAAGGCTTCAAGACCAACTAACTAATTTAGGTAAAAGTGATGACAAATATAAGCTTATGCCAGACCCTAATAATCCTAATATAATTACCCTAATTACTCCAGACAAACTAAGTGGGTTTAAGGGCGAAGAAGATTTTGATTTGAGCAATAGTGATGGAATCATTAGGTTGAAAAATACATTGTATAATAGATACGATGTATTAGAATCGGCAGAAGAGTCTTCAGGGAATGGAAGTACTAGCAGATTTAATAAATAAAAAATTGACATGAACGAAGAGGCATTTAAAGAATCTTATAGATTATTTTCATCACAAGGTTACAATGGGACTATAGATGAATACAAAAATCTTATTAGCACAAATTCAGAGGCAAAGAAAGAGTCTTATCGTTTGTTTTCAAGCGAAGGATATAACGGAGACGAAAACGAATTTAACTCGCTAATAGGTATTGAATTGGGAAAGACAGGAGCTGTTGTGGAAGGGGATGCGACCACATCAGCAGATATGGGTTCAGCATCGGTGGATGGTTCTTTGGAGCCTCAAGAAGAGCTTCGTGATACAAGCTTAGAAGGCATTTATAAAAAAGCTACAAAAGACACTCCTACTGACTACAATGTAGAAAATCCTATAGCTCAATTTTTTATTGACAAGACTGCTGCATTTGTCTCTGGAGCAGGTAGCCTATTGGCTGGTGCTGCGGATTTGGTGGAGGCTGTTCCAGATGCTTTAATATCTAGCGGAATAAATGCTTACAATTGGTTTGGTGATGATGATACTGACATTACTCAAGAGACAAAGAATGAAGTCTCAAACTTTATTGAAGACATCTTTTTTGTGGATGATGCCCTTAGAATTGTTTCATCGGAAGCTAGTAAATTTAAAACAGTAAGAGACTCAGATGACGGAGAGGGGATACTAGGGGCCTTTGAAAAAGGTAATTACTTGGAGGCTATAGATAGGACTCTTTCTGGAGCATTTGAAGCAGCTCCCTCCGTAATAGCGGCAATTGTACCTGGAGGTATATACGTAGTCGGTGCTTCGGCAGTGGGTAGTCACTATGAAGAGAAGTCTGAGTTTAGCGACAAAGATAGAGGACTAGGAATGCTTACTACATCTTTAGCCCAAGGTGGAGTAGAAATGGTTTCAGAAATGGTCACAAGGGGTATATTTAAAGGTGCTGCTAAAACATTTAAAATAGCAGGTAAGTCTACTAAGGAATCCATCAAGGAGACAGCAAAGCTAATGGGCAAGGATATGTTTTATGAGGGAGCTTCAGAAGTAGGGTCGGAAGAGGTTAACAATGCAATAGACCAAATGTATGGCTTGAATAAGTTTTACGATAAGAATGGAGATTTTGACGGTACAGCACTACTTCAAAGAAGTTTTGACACCTTTATAATTTCTTCTATTTTAGGTGGAGCAACTAGTGCAGGTGGAACTTTATCTAAAAAGCAACAAGCATACAAGGAAGACAGAATGATGTCCCCTGAAATGAGAGGTGAGAACTTAAAGATTAAAGAGACCATAAAAAAACTAGAGAAAGAAAACGAAGGCGTTAATAACGAACAAGTAAACGATAAGATTTCTAGTTTAAAAACTCAATTGGATTCTAATGTTTCTTCAAACAGGGCTATTGTGGATAGCATGACAAAAGAAGATTCTAAAGAGTACTTTGATTTATTAGATAAAAACATAGATTTAAAGGCTGAAGCTAATAACTTAGACCTTACTGATTCGCAGAAAGAAATAAATTTAAGCTTATTAGAACAAAACAACAACAGGCTTAACGAAATATACAATAATACAGTAGCTACTAATAACGAAGCTGTTATTCAAGAAGTTGAATCTATAGAGGAAGATGTAAGTGCAGAAACTGATAATGCATTTACTCAAGATGACGCAACCGTATATACAAATCCTACCGATGATAAATACGCCACTATAAATAGAGGTGATCAAAAAGGTAATGTAAACCTAACCAAAGAGGAGTTTGATGCTCTTGATAAAGCTCCTGCCGAACAAACCAAACCTCAGACAGTTCAAGAACTTGAACTCGAAAGAAATGCAAAGTTGGATGAAATAAATCTTGCAATAAAAGAATCAGAAGCTAAAGGAGATACACCTATGGTTGATGGTAAGCCAGTAACGAGAGAAGATTTAGATTTAGTTAATAAAGACTATCGCTCTAAGATAGAAGAAGCATCCAAGACACAAGAGGAAGTTGTTGAGGAAGTCGTTGAGGAAGTAAAGGCAGAGGACGAAGTACCAGCAGAGGTTGTGAGACTAAGAGAAGAAGCGATAGATGCAGAACCAACAGCAGAAGAATTTGATTTAGGAAAGAAAGAGGTTGAAGATTTAAATACTGGAACCACTACTATATCTAAAGATATAAAAATATTTAAAGGTCTTGGAGGAAAGAAAGACTTAAAAGGCCAAAGGCTTAGTGCTCACGATGGAGTGAGTGGAGTATTTAGTGCAATTGATGAAGACATTGCTAACGACTATGCTAGAGGAGAAGGCGTTTCAGAGATATCGGTTCCTTCAGGAACGACAGTTGAAGTCATAGAGATACCTAGGTCTAAAGGGATGACAATGAGTGAATACAGGGCTAAAGAAGTAGAAGCCATAAATAACTCTGATGCTCAAATCGTAAAACTTATAACTTTAGACTCTAAAATTAAAAAAGGAAGCAAAAGCAATAAGCAATCTCAGTACATAATAAAAGACTCTGGGTTGATAGCTGATATGTATGACTCTAAAGGTAAAGCTAAAAAGAAAGGCAAAACAAAGACTCAAAAATCCATAGACAAACAAGTTGATAAAAAAATAGATTCTTCAGAAAAAGTTACAATTACGGCCAAGTCGGCTTTGTATAAGATGTTAAAAGATGTCGATAGGGGAGGAAAGTACGCAGCGAATGAAATAAAAGCATTTAGAAAAGACCTTCAGTCAAAACTAAAAGAACTTACAGAGGGGAAGAAAGGAGAGATAACTACAAAGCAAGCAAGTGCAATCATTAAAAAAATAAACACCGTAAATCCTAATAACTCAAACCAAGTTGATGATTTGCAAAATTATGTAGAGAAGGTATTTAACGATGCAGACTACTCGGATAAGATTTCTAAAGCAGAGAATGTAAGAAAACAAGTAAAGAAGGGTGCTAAAGATAAGAATCAAGAAGCAACTCTTGTAGAGTTAGCCAAGAGGTTTGCTAAGATAAACCCTAAGAACGTAAAAGACATAGATGCTTACATTGAGATGGCCAATAAGATTAAGGACGGTGTAGTAACCTCTAAGGTCATTAAGACAGACGTAAACTGGACATCTTCTCCAGACGTTGTAAGTGCTGATGCATACATATCTGATCAGATGGAGGTTCAGAATGAAATTGAATTAAAAAGAAAGTCTGAAGAGTTTGAAAGAGTTACAGGTATACCTAGCGGAGACTTAAATTATAATCAGATGATGGAAGTTCTATCTAGCGAAAAAGAAGTTGATAGTACAAAGGATACATTAATTAGAAAGGGTATAGATAAAACATTTGAGACCTATAAGAGTATAATAAACAGTATTATATCTCAAGGTGTTGACCCATTCACTGGGGAGAACCTTAAGT